CGGCGACTGGATCAAATTCGAACTCACCACTCTCGACAAGCCTGAGGTTTGCCAAATTGCAGACTTAGCCGATATCGACCCCGACGCGGTCGTCGGCAAGCTGATGCGTGTTTGGGGATGGTTCGACCAACAAACCGAAAATGGTAACGCTCCGAGCGTTAGCAAAAAGTTACTTGATCGTCTCGTCGGCGTTATTGGTTTCTGCGAGCACATGAAATCGGTCGCCTGGATGATTGAGGCCGAGGGGGTGATTAGTCTTCCGCATTTCGAGCGGCACAACGGGAAGACCGCTAAAAACAGGCTTCTAACGGCAAAGCGCGTTGCGAATCACAAGGCCAGTAACGGAAAAAGTAACGCTGCGAACGTTAGCGGCGCGTTACCTAAAGAAGAGAAAGAGAAGAATAAAGAACCTCTCTCTGCGCAGGAGTCCGTGGATCCTCGCATGCCTAGCGAAATGACCCTCGACTGGGTACCGGATGAAACACTGCTGAAAACCTACGCCTTGCACCGCGGGTTGTCGCTTGACCTGTTCACCGATGAAGTTCGCATCGCTTTCACTGCTCACTACGAACCTCAGCACCAGGTCAACACCCAGGCCGAGTGGGTGAGCATGCTGGTTAAGTGGGTGAACAACGACAAGGCCCGTGCTGCTGCCGCCTCGAATGTGAAGCAATTCAAGCCGAAGCAGGCGCCTGCGTCTGACTTTGACGATGACGACACTGAATGGCAGAACGGGGTGAAGTCATGAAAGCCGTCTCTGTGATCGCCCAAGGCCTGTGGACCAAGGCCCAATCCGGTGAGTTCATCGCCGCCGAAGACGCTTCGCCAGTAGCCACTGAAACCAACAGCACACTGGTCACAGCCATCAACGAACTGTTCAAAGAGCTGCGTTCGATCCGCTCGGCGTGGCGCCAGGCATGGCCCGACAAGGAAACCTATCAGGCTTCGAAGCGCCAATGGTTTCAGGCATTTCTCGAGGAAGGCGTCTGCACTCAGGGTCAGATCGACTTCGGCATGGCGCAGGTTCGCAAACAGCCGGGTGACTTCATTCCAAGCCCTGGCCAGTTCATCGAATGGTGCAAGCCAACCCCCGAAATGCTTGGTTTGCCACCGCTCGCTGCGGCGCACCGCGAGGCCTGTCGCAATGCTCACCCGGGTATGGCTGGGCAGGGCAAGTGGTCGCATGACGCCGTCTGGCACACCGCCAAGGAATGCGGATTCGAAAGCCTTAACAAACTCGACACGGTGCTCAGTCTCAAACTGTTCGAGCGCAATTACACCATCACCATTCGCCGGTTGCTGGCCGGTCTGCCGCTTCAACCGATGCCGAAGGCGCTCCCTGCACGCGTCGTTGTGAAGGCGAAACCTGAAATTGGCCTAGGCGCCCTTGCAAAACAGCGCGCCACGCTGGGAGGTGCACGTGGTTAATCCGCATCTCGTGGCGACAGACCCAGCGGACTACCGCTACGCCGTGCATTGCTGCGCCTACAAGTGGGATCTCACCGATAAACCAGATCGCGCTGTAGCGCTATTCGAACATCGCTCGGCCGCCGAGAAGTTCGGCAGCCTGATGTGGCCGAGCACTTTCGAAGTAATCGACATCACCACAGGAGATAGGGCATGAACGACATTCTGCTTCATCTGTACATCGCTTTCCTGACGGTCGTCGCCGTCGGCCTTTGGTGGGGCATCCGCCGCCTCGAGCGCCGTGCCCGAATCGCGCGGGGTAATCGCGAATGACGCCGGTCGCCATGAAGCAATTCAAACAGAAGCCGACGCGCGCTAAGCCAGTCGACCGTGAGGGTCTGGAGCAAGCGGCATTGATGGCTGAGCTTCGTGCCCGCATGCCTGAAGTCGCTGACCTGATCTACCACGTCCCGAACGGTGGCCATCGCGTGAAGGCCGTTGCCGCGAAGTTGAAGGCCCAAGGCGTGAAGGCCGGTATTCCCGATCTGGCCCTGCCGATGGCCCGCGGCGGGTTCTTCGGTTTGTACATCGAATTCAAGGCGACACCACCGAACGACGCCGCGATTTCGTCCAGCCAGCATGAACGCATTCGCAAGCTCAATGCCCAGGGGTATCTGGCGGTAGTGTGCCGCGGGCACTTCGACACGATGGAGCAGATCCGCGCCTACCTGCGGCTCGCTCCTACAGTGGTGGCCGCGTGAGCAGTGCTGCCGTGAAGATCACCGACGCCGAAATCAAGCGACAGGCCACCGGGAGCGTGCGGGATCTGCGAGACATCGAGAACCGCGGCCTATACCTGCGCTTCACCAAGGCTCGTGCTCGTGCTTCCTGGTACCTGGTGACCAAGGGCGAATGGAACCTGATCGGCAGCTATCCCGACCTCAACACCAAGCAGGTCGTGACAGCGCTGCCGTCGATCCGCCTGCGTCTGGAAGCCGGTACCGGTGCCAACCTGTCGAAGTGGATCACCACCGGTGAGCTATTGACCTGGTATGCCGAACGCATGGCCCGCGACCGTAACCTGTCCAGCAAGCGCAAGAAGACTGGTGCGTCGCTGATCAAGTGCCACCTGATCCCGTGCTTGGGCACTGTGCCGATCGCCGACATTATCAAGGCGACCCTGGACTACAAGTTCATGTGGCCGCTGCAGGAAAAGATCAGCATCGACTACATGCGGTCGGCCTTCCAGCTGCTGGCCCTGGCGTTTCGTCAGGCATTCAAGCTGGGTCATATCTCGTCCAATCCGATGGCGGCGATCAAGTTCCACGACTTCTCCAAGGCCAAGGTGTGGGTGAAGCCGTCTCGTCTGCGTGGCGTGCATTTGCAGGGGCTGCTGGAGCAGTTGTTCGCCGTCATGGTGTCCGCACCATTGGATGCAACGCTCGCGTTGATGATGCTTTGCCATGGCACGCGCATCGGCGAAACCCGGCAGGCACGTTGGTCGCACATCTGCCTGGCAGAACGTGAGTGGTTCATTCCCGCGGAACACACCAAGACCGGTGTCGAGCATCACCTGCCACTGACCGAGCAGGTGTGTGCACTGCTGGTTCAGTACCGCGAGGGTCAGTTCGCCCGAGGCTACGACGGCCAATTCCTGTTCCCAGCGCGCAATGGCAAGGCCCTCAGTGAAGGTCAGGCAAGTGCCGTGTTCACCCGGTTGGGTCAGGGCGAGTGGACCAGTCACGACTTGCGCAAGGTTGCCCGTACCGGCTGGGCCGACATCGGCATCGACCACCTGATCGGCGAGCTGCTGATCAACCATGCCATGGGTCACAACGTGAAGGTGTACATCCAGTCGGACGTGATGGGGCGCAAGCGCGATGCCTTGCAGCAGTGGCACGCCCATCTAGACCAGAAGGGTTTTGCCCTGATTCACGGATTGACCGGCTTTAGATTCGGAGATTCCGATAATGCGCTGGAAGCCGCAGAACACAAGGCCTGCGAGGCCAATCAAGAATCAACCATAGGCGAGGTTTGAAAATGATGAAAAAGAGCAGTGGCCCCGCCTTTGTGCGTTGCCTGATACCGATGACGGAATGCCCTTCCTGCCATGGTGCCGGCCTGATCCGTGGCGTATTTCACCAGCTGGAATGCATTGGCTGTCACTCGTCCGGCTTCGTTCATGCCGAGACGCTTGAGTCGTTGCTGATGGAGGATCTGGTTATTCAGCTTGGCCTTGAGGTCCGCCGGGCACGGAACCTACTGAGCAGCTCGCCGGCCGTTGGTGGAGCCCAGGGCCAATACGAACAGAACAATCGCCGCGGCGCCGGCGGATCGAACTACACAGGGGATTGAGCGATGATTTATCCAGGCATTTTGAATGCAGTTGTTTCGGCCCTCGCAGCTGAAGCCATCGACAACACTAGTAAGCAGGCATGGCAGAAGCTCTACAACTCTGCCGATGAGGATGAGGGCGGCGATCTGGCAACGCTGGTTCGGTGCCGTGGGGCCGGTAGTATTGATCGCACTCAAGTGGATTGCTGGGTGTCGGCCAGGTTGCATCATGGGCTTGAGCCGAAACATTGGGATGCCCTAGTCGCCAAATACAGCACGCACAAAGGCCGCAAGGTGCAAGCGATCTCAGCGCTGCAAACCATCCTCATTACTCCGGCGCCGAAGTTGTTCCTTTATAAGGCGGTCACTGCTTGGGCGATCCCGCAACTGAAGGGCGCTCGGCCAAAGGTCGTCAGTTCGGTATCTGTCGAGATTCCGCTCGATGCTCCAGCATGGCGTCGCGAAGCGATGGTGAAGGCAGCCGTTGCAGCTGGTCAGGCCAAGGCCAAGAAAGACAACTCGCGATCCGCTGACATGATTGTGCTGAAGGACAGTTTCTACGACATGAACACCTGGGATAACGACGGCACCGCCGAGTCGACCCGGCGTAGGTGGCGCCAGTCGATCAATCAGGCGGCTGACGATCTGGTTAATGAGGCGCTTTCTCATGCAGGGGATATTCTGGAGCAGGAAGGATTGCTCATCGAACAGGCCGCGTGATTATCTGTTGACATCAGTGAGCGCTTGAGCGAAATTAACGCCATCCTGTTATTTCTACGCGTGCTTAGGAGTGACCTTGAAAGCCCGGCCATTGTGTCGGGTTTTTTATTGATAAAAATTGGGCATAGGTCTGCCAGCAGTAGTATTTTTCAATAACGTAGATAGTTCGTGCTGCACACTGATATCGTTCTGCCATTCACCAATTCAAGGAGACTGGTATGAGCATTTGGGACACATTGGGAAGCGTTGCTCAGGGTCTGATTGAAATCGGCCCTCTTAAAATCGATAACGACACTGTTGAGAAAATTGTCGGAGTAGGAGCTGTAGCTGTCGGGGTATATGCGGCTTACAAGGTCCTCAATGACAAGGGAGCAGCCGAGAACGTCGCCACTTTGACAGGCAACGCTTCAAATCCTGCTAAGACGAGCTCTAACTACTACCAAAATGAAACCCTGTACTCCCAACATGAAGCCTGGCGTGCCGAAGCAGAAGCCAATTTAGCTCGGATGAAGATAGCGGCTGATCAGGCGGAGGCCAATGTTAAGGAACTTGAGCGTCGCTTCGGGCCATTGCCTCAAAAGTAACTTGTAGTCTTTAGCCAAACCCAGCCAATAGCTGGGTTTTTTGCTTTCTATTCCAAGGCCTCGCCATCGTGCGGGGCTTTTTCGTTTTCGGCTCCGCCACACCCATCGCTCCGAGCTGGGAGTGCTGCTGGAGTCGAACCTATCTCGCTCCCCGCAAGGGAGGACGCTGGATGCCACATATGCCAGAGAAGAACCCAGAAACATGGCTCATCGTCATGGCCTGGCTAAGCCAGCATGCCCCGATGTTCTATGCCGCGGCGCTGTCGTGCTGGATCGCCTTCTTGCGCGTCATCTACGGTGGCGGCGGACGACGACAGGCCCTGCTGGAATCCTGCCTTTGCGGTGCGATCACAGCCGGAGCATTCCCGCTACTTGAATACTTCAACCTTCCTTCAAGTTTGGCAGCAGCCCTCGGCGCCGTTATTGGCACTCTGGGAGTGAAGAAGGTTGCCGACCTGGCTGATCGATTTACTGATTTCAAATTGCCCAAGCGGCAGGAGTGACCCATGCAACTGATCGACAACTGGAACCAAGCGCTGAGCATGACCAGCGTTCAGGCTGGCGGTGCAATCGCCGCCCTTGGTGTGGCAGAGCAACTGATGCCATCGCTTCAGGCAGTGTTGCCACCAATCGCCTATGGCGTGCTGGGCCTCCTGGTGATGATTGCCCGGGTCGTGCTGCAACCGAAGCTGACCAAGTAGGTGACCGGTGATGGCGTGCACTGGATGCGCGGCCCGGCGTGAGTGGATAAAGAAGTGGAGTGCAGTTGGGTATGAGCGAGCCCGTGAACTCTTTGTGGGAGCGGATGCTGATCGAGCAGGAGAAGCAGACCGAACTGCTCAGGCAGATAGCCCACAACCAGGTGGTGCTGATCCAGTCGCTGGCAGAGGATCAGGACGAAGACCCTGATGTAATGCCCGCAACCTACATGGATGGTTCGCTATGCCGCTGAGGCCACAGAAGCCGTGCAACGCCCAGGGCTGCAACACACTCACTCGCAACCCGCGCTACTGTGACGATCATGCTCACCTACTCAAGAGCGCGGCCAGGGCCAAGCCTCGGGAGAGCAGCACTAAGCGTCACTACAACTACAAGTGGCAGCAGGCACGGGCTGGCTTCCTCGCGAAGCATCCGCTCTGTCTTCATTGCTCGGCTCGTGGGCTGGTGGTCGTTGCCACCGATGTCGACCACATCATCCCGCACAAGAACGACATGGCCCTTTTCTGGGACAAGACCAACTGGCAGAGCCTGTGCGGACCGTGCCACTCGGCCAAGACGGCCGCCGAAGACGGCGGATTCGGCAATGCGAGGCGCTGAAAGCAGAAAAACCCCGAAAAAACATCGAAATTCGACCAAATGAGAGCGATTCGCGCTCAGGGGGAGGGGGAGGGTCGAAAGTCTGGGCCTTTTGGCTTCTAGACCGCGCCCTCAATCGTTTTTTCACACCCGCGAAATTAAAAATCCAGGAGTTGCGCGATGGGAGGCACCGCCACGGTCGCCGGCCGTGGTCGCAAACCCAAGCCGACGGCCAAGAAAGAGTTGGCCGGGAACCCGGGCAAGCGCGCCCTCAACAAGGCCGAGCCCCAGTTTTCCAAGATCACTGAAATCGATCCGCCCGAGTGGCTTAGCGAGCGAGCGGCCACCATGTGGAACATGGTCGTGCCGGAGCTGCTGCGCGAGAACGTGGTCGCGATCACCGACCTACATAACGTCGAAGCCTTCTGCGTCGCCTATGACAACTGGCGCATGGCTCAAGAGTCGGTGCGCGATAACGGCATCGTGGTCGCTGGGGCTACCGGCGGCCCGATGAAGAATCCTGCGTTGACCGCTGCCAACGAAACGATGCGGCAGATGGTGACCTTCGGGTCGATGCTCGGCCTTGATCCGGCCAGCCGCACGCGTTTGATAGGCGGCAACAAGGAGAAGGAAACCAACGAATTCGCCAAATTACTGAGTAGCTGATGACCAAATCTGCCCATCCCAACGTCGATAAGGCGATGGCGTGGGGTCGGTCATTGCTCCGTGGAAAGGTCCCGGCCTGCCGTTACATTCACCAGGCAGTGCAGCGTCACTTCGATGACTTGGCAGCCAGCCGCAAGCGCGGGTATCGCTACAAGTTTGATCCGGCCAAGGCCGAGAAAAAGCTCAAGCTGATCCAGCTCCTGCCGCACACCAAGGGCGAATGGGCATTCAAGCGACAGCTGATCAGTCTTGAGCCGTGGCAACTCTTCGGCCTGGCTGTCACGTTTGGCTGGGTCAAGAAGAAGGGCGGGCACCGCCGTTTCCGCGAAAGCTATTGGGAAGTACCGCGTAAGAACGGCAAGTCGGTGGTGGCCGGCGGCGTGGGCATCAGCATGTTCGTGGCCGACGGCGAGTTTGGCGCCGAGGTCTACTCTGGCGCGACCACTGAGAAGCAGGCATGGGAAGTGTTCCGCCCGGCGAAGCTGATGGTGAGCAAGTCGCCAATGCTGATGCAGGCCGCG